CGCCCACCTGGGCGCCCCGGCTCTTGAGCTTCATAATGACCCCTTCACGTGGATACTACGAATGGTCCTACGTTCTTTCGATGAACGAGTCACCCATACCGGTAAATTCGTGACTTCCTCCGGGAATACCACGACTTCTACCGATCAAATGGGTGTGTCTGGTTCCATCGACTCCGTAGGTCACCCATGGCCTTATAAGGATGGAGGTAACTTCAACCTTATAAAGAATGACTCCCGTAAACCTAGAGTTAAGTCTGGTCGATGGGCCTTCGCTGGGTCCTATCAGGACTTCACCGATTTTCCATTAAACGGACCTACTCTACCTACGGTTGCACCCACTCTCTCTTTTGATACACTCAATGACGTGCTTGCTAGGTCTAATCCTAGTAAGCCTATCGTTGATGTCCCAGTGTTTATAGCTGAGCTCCGGGATCTTCCCGGTCTCTTCTATATTCGGGGGCGTAACATCTTAGACCTAATCGCTAAGGGTAACCTTACGATTGAGTTTGGATGGAAGCCGTTCCTGGCTGATCTGAAAAATCTCTTAGATTTTCAGTCTCAGTTGGATCAAAGAGCGAAATACCTTTCTGGTTTGTACCAGAAGGGTGGGCTGTCATTTACGACGAAAAAGGACGAAAGTAGTAACTCTACTCCCTGGAAGCAGCTAGCATCTCCGATGTCTAGTTACTGTCAGGGTGAAGAATCTTCCTACTCTCGTACCCTCAGATGGTACTCAGTATCCTGGGTACCCGATGAAGATATCCGAAATGGTATCCCATCGCTCTCCGAGATTAGACAGAAAGCTTTCCGCTCTATGTTTGGTCTCGAAGTGTCTCTGTCGTCGGCATGGGAAGCTCTTCCTTGGTCCTGGCTAGCTGATTGGTTCTCCGATGCAGGGAGTTATCTCGCTGCGAGGAGAAATTCAGCTGGTTTCGTACCAGGGAATTGCTATACTATGACACATACCTACCAGATAGCCTATAGACGCCCAACAAAGCGCGTAGATAGACCTAACTGGCCGGTCCCCCCTGTTTTCGAGACTGGCTTCACTTCTCGTGAAGTTAAATCGAGATCCAAGGGAACTGTGTCAATGGTTACCGTTCGTATTCCCATTCTCTCTGGAAGACAATGGGGTATCCTCGCTTCTATCGGCTGGTTAAACAAGCCAGGTAGATGATCACCTCTGGAAGGTAAATCATGCTCGCTGACCCGCAGACCCTTACTGTTAATGCCGTGGCAAAGGTTATGCCGCGGATTAATCAGGACAATAACGGATCGAAGTATCGACTCCGTTCCACCACTGATGAGCTGATCCTCGAAATCAAGCATTCCGACGGTAAGATTACCGGCGGGCAGTTTGGTGAGGGTCATGTTGTGAAGGTCACTTATACGATCTTCGCAACTACCACTGCTCCTCAGTATGTTCTCTCGACTTGGATGGTTATCCAGAATCCAGACGGTCTTGACCTTACTACGGTCAAGAACCACGTCCTGGCTCTGGTTGCCTACATGACGAGCACGAACATCGACAAGTTCCTGAATGCTGAGTCGTAAGACCTACATTCTTGAACTTTGGGTGTAGGGTCTTATCCAAGGAGTGGGTTGGCATGGTATAGGAGAACCGACATGGTCGCTTTCCTTACACATGATTTCCTACTCGGATCTTACAGTGCTCTCGTAGAGGACATTGTAAGATGGATCCCTGGTGCCGATTCGAAGCTTCTTGAAAGGGATTTATCTCTTCTCAAGAACCTTCTTGAAACACGAGGCAATCGCTACTTTACGATTGACCTCCCGGACGCTTGCAAAGTTTTCGAACGATGCTTAGCGGACGGCTCTCTCGTTCCTATCGCAGTACCTGGCTTTGGTATGGCTAGGCACCACGGAAGGAAGGACCTGAGGCCCAGACTCTTCTGGACGCTTTGGTCTAGAGTGTTTCATACCTCCGGCTCCTTGAAGGAAAGTCCCTGTACCACATCCATCTATTTCTTGCGACAGCTGATGAGGCTGTTCGTCAAGTATAGGGAGGAATGTGCAGATGCGTACAAGTATGCAGCTGTTCAGGACTTTGTGGAGACTGAGCGAGGGCTTCCTGATCAATCCCTTGACTGGGAAGATCCGTTTCACCCTTACTCAGCTTCTGCTCGTCTACGTGTTGATGATTTCCTTGATAGTAGTGACTACTTATCTTGGGGTCAGCAACGCGTCGGCGGACGGAATGATTCCAGATCCAGATTTGACCACTACCAGCAAGTCTTCGACATGCTGGCGGCCGTCTTGCCTGGAATGGAATACTCTCTCCTCCAAGGACGTCATGGACCGGGAGCAGTTTCAGACGGAACGGGAATCCGTAGTAAATACGAATTCCCAACATGGACAAGGAAGCTTGAATCAATTTTTCCGTTCGACTGGTTCGGCTCTTCGCGACTTTGTTACGAAGAGTTACAACCTGCTGATGGAATAGCGTATTCAAGACTCCTTTGTGTCCCAAAGACTGCAAAAGGACCTCGGCTTATCGCCTCGGAGCCTATTTGTAATCAATGGATACAGCAGGCTATTGCGTCTTGGTTTCTTGATGCTTTTCGAGTTACTGATTCTATCAGTGGTTCGATTAACATTAAAGACCAATCCGTGAGTCAAAATGCAGCTCGCATTGCCAGTAATGGCTCTGCAGCTACAATTGATCTCAAGTCTGCCTCCGACCGTCTGACATGCCGTTTAGTTGAGAGGGTCTTCCGAAGAAGACCCGAAATTCTCTCAGCTTTTATGGCATGTAGGACACCCATCATTCGCCAGACTATCGATAAGAAGTCCGACGAATGGATTGAGTTGAGAAAATTCTCAACTCAAGGGTCTGCTCTTACCTTCCCTATCCAATCTTATGTTTTCTACGCTATCTCTGTCGCCTCAACCCTCTGGGTTAAAGGTCTCAGACCTAGTTTGGCTAACATAAGGACGGTAAAGAAGTCGGTCATCGTTTATGGTGATGATATCATCGTAGACGTATCGGCATTTAGGGAGCTAGTGGATGCTCTGCATCAACTAGGCCTCAAAGTCAACGAACACAAGTCATTCGGGACTGGTAAGTTCCGAGAGTCTTGTGGTTCTGACTGGTATGACGAATGCGACGTAACGCCTTCGTATATAACCAGTGACTTTGACCGATCTGATCCCACCACCATCGCTACACTGATAGAAGTATCTAACAACTTCTTCAAGAAGGGTTGTTGGGTACTCTCTAACTTTATAGCGAAGAGGGTTCCCGGCAGTGTACTTTCGAGTATTCCTGTCGAGAACGGTGCTCTGGCCGTTAAAGGTCTATACTCCTATGTTGGTATTAAGTTAGACCACCTGAAAAGGCGGTATAACCCAATCTTACATAGGTTTGAATACCTCATATCCTACCTTTCCGGTAAGACTAGAGGGCATAGACCTGACGGGATCTTGAGGTTACGTCAGTATTTTACTGAGCGACCAAGTCCTGATGTAAATTGGGACCCAGTAGCTTTCTCAAGATCGATCCCATCCTTTAAAAGACGTTATCTTAGTATTTACTAAGATA